GTTGCAGTAGCATCCTTCATTCTGGAAGCAACATAGCCTTTACCTGCGGTAACAACTAAGTTATCAACTTCCTGCACGACCTCACCATTGATTGCAATAGCAAGTTTACCTTTTAGTTTTAAATCATCATTTATCATTTATGAGCTCCTAATTTAATACAAATGTATTTAAAGCCGCAGTATTCAAAATAGATCCCCCGCCGGGAATAAATAGAATACTAACTGACTCCGATATTGTAGCACTATCTGAAACAGATTTGCTAAAACTATGCGCCAAACTTTCTGCAATAGTTGCAGCGTCTGTAGGGTTCATACCAAAACTGTGAGCTAAAGTCTCCACAATTGAGGTCGTATCTTGTTGTCCTTCTGCAGAATTTAAGTTAGTTGTCTCAGTAACACTTACTACATCCGCAAACACATCGGCAGATGCTAAACTTAGTGCTTCTGAAACAGATACAGTATCACTAAGAGCTTGTCCAATATTAAATACGGGTGTTCCATCTGTAGTAGAAACAGTGTCAGAAGGGGCTAAATTAGCTAAATAACTAAGGTCTTCACTAATACTTGGAGCATCTGTTATACCAGGCTTACTAAAAGCTTTTGCCTCAGAGTCGCTAAATCCAATAACATTGTTCTTTACTAAGTCAGATTGAGTAGCTAAATCATCTGAAGCACTTGCAGTATCATCTAAAGCTGCGGCATCAGTAAAAGTTCTTAAGAACGTTACAACTCTTGATAAAGACTCCACCATACTGAAGTCACCAGCTGCACTAATATTAGCCTGTCCACCCATACCCGAGTGGTTAGTACAATAGTAATACAACGTATTAGGTGTAGATCCAATTACTTGTATGCGTGTGTACGCACCCGAAGATCCTGGAGTACCGTTTGTAGTAACATTCGTGGTGTATTCACTGCCACCCCCATGGCTACCATTAGAGGTAGTTGAAAATCTAAGTGGGTGTCCTGAGTTACTAGAAGCAGACTGATCAAAGGTGTAAGTAGCCCCTGTTTTAAGCTCTACAGTAGCTTGTTGTGTGCCATCTATAAAATACTTATTACCACTCCCCGTACTAACCACAGTTACTGTAAAAGTTTGATTACTCGCTTGGCCATCATCAACAGCTTTGCCCACATCTTTTGCATCAGACTCAGATATAGTTGCAGTGTCAGACTTAGCAGGACTAAACAATTTAGCTAGTTCTTCACTTATAGTAGGAGTATCAGCTTTTGCTAATGCTGTAGCAAAGGCTTGAGAGTCAGTAAGAGTAGGAGTATCAGCTTTTGCAAGTGATACACTTTGAGTTAAAGACTCTGTAATTGTAGGAGTATCAGCAAAACCTGTTTCAAATAGTTTTGCTATATCCTCAGTAACGCTAGTACTATCACTCTTTCCTAACCCTGTATCTACTGAAGTTATAGCCTCAGACATACTAGGCGCATCACTAAATTCTCTAAAATACTGAACAACTCTAGTCAGATTTTCTGACATAACTGGTGCATCAGAAAGTGCTTTATCTAAAGCTTTTGCTAATTCTTCTGTTACACTAGGACTATCTGTTTTAGCAAGCGATGTAAGTAACGCTTGTGCATCACTAAATGATATGCTTTCTGCATTAGGAGAGTTGTATTGTGAAGTAAAGTAAAGGTTTTTGGTGTCAGCATCAACAAATACATTTGCAGCAGTTAAATCGACATACTGTAATAGTCCTTCTAGTTGTGTAAATGTAACTACAGATTTAAAGTTTTGGAACGTAGTTACAGGACTCAGGGAGTCTGTATCTATTACTACACGTAAATTATTGGTGTCAACAATGACTTTGAAGGCCATTTAACACCTCCAACGTCTTCTAGCTTGTCTCAGTCTTGAATTTGGATTCTTTGCAGCTTTAGGGAACTTTTTCATTTGCCCCGCAGATCTAGCGCAAAAAGACTTACGTCTCTTAGCTGCTTTACTGCCTTTCTTTACTTTACCTGTTACAGCTGTTTTTAGTTTAGAACCAGGATTTAGTCTTCTATATGCTTTGACTCCAGCTTTTGTCATACCAGCACCAGACTTCGTAGAACGAAAGTTCTTCTTGTTCCTTGCAGGCATTTTTGATTTTCTTCTAGTAGCCATTAGTCAAAATCATCTCTCACTTTAAACTTTATAAAGTCTTGTACAGTCTGAATGTTGCCGTCTGACTTAGTAAATTCTATTTCACCCTCAAACGTACCAGCAGCTGTCCAAGTCCCAGAAGGGAATATAAGGCTACATTCACCAGTGCTAGGCCCTGAAATAGTAGCTGTTATAGTTGAGAGCACAGTAGTTTGACCTACTTCTCTAATACGTAGTTTTACGGAACCGCCTGACAAATTAACAGGGGCCCAAGTAGTGTTATCTTCCTCGTCTAAAGTTTTACCTGTAGCAGCTGTATTGCTATCTTTCAAAGTAAAATTTAATTCTGGTAGTGTATCTCCTACTACTAATTTGACTGTACTTGAATATGCCATTTTAAAATTATACCTTAAATTTGATTATAGATAGGAGTGATATCTTTAAAATCTAAATCTCCTGTTAGTAAATCATATCCTTTTTCTACAGATGGGCCCAAAGGACCTACCCAAAAAGGATCACCAAATCTTTTACTCTCCATGAACAAAGGCATTGCAAGAGCAAAAGGACCAAAAACTCCAGACCTATCTAGTATTTCAAAACTATATTTATCCCATTCCATATCTTGAGACTTTCTATAGTTTTTAGCTGTCGAATCAACACCAGGTAATACCCATGCTAATCCAACTTTGAATCTTTCTCTTAAATCTAATCCTAACATACTTAACGGTAATAACGTACTTGCAGCTAAAAGCAGAGGTAATGCAGCTGAATTTAAACCTGCGCCCTCTTTCACTCTGCTAGATGACTCTCTTAAGAAACCACCTACGATATTCTTACCATATGCGTAGAAAAATGATTTAAGTTGCCAAATCAAAGCCAATCTAGGGTCAGAAGCCCATACAGGTCTTTCTGCAGCATTTGGTCTTACAATAGATTCATCTACAAAAGTAGCTAAAGCTAACTTAACTTCAGGATGTGCTTCAACATTCTGAGAATCATTCCAAGCTTTTATCTGTTCAGAGGTTACATTTAGTTCTTGTAAATATCTTTGAGACCTTACATCTCCTTCATCTGCACGTTTTTGATGTTCTAATAAAAACCTACGTCCCATACCTGCAGCAAAAATTCTTGTAAACCTTGTATACCACTCTAATCCAGTATATCTAAAGAATCCTTCTGCTACTTGTTTAGGAGTTACTTCTCTACCGCCAGGCAACTTAATGCTACCAGACATGAAATCTAACTCACCCGCGTTGATATACATAGTATTTATAGCATCTGTAGATACTACACCTATGTCTTTTGCAAACCTTGCAGCTTCTTCTTTGTTGTTAAAGTAATTAGCTAACTCTTTACCAAAGTTACTAAACCCACCAAACTCTTTAGATCTAAGAACTGGGCCTGCAAAGTCAGGTAAAGACGCAAACACAGCAAATGCCAGGAGTGTTGTAATGTTTGCAACTAACCCCCAACTGTTTATAAACCTAAAAGTACCGCCCATATTAGGATTGACTCTACCCATTATTGCATCTACTGCATCAGTAGCGTGTCCTTGTTCATTCTCAGGAAGTTGACTTATTAAATCTGCAACAGCTTTAGCACCACCACGTTTGTTAAACTCAGAACGTTTAATGCTGTTTGCTAAATATTTACGAACCGCGATTGCAGGTGCTTCTAATAGTCCTGCATCTCTCATTTCTTTTGTAGGTATATTTTTAAATAACTCAGCTCTTGCTTTAGCTAAACCTAAGTTAAACCTACCTTCACCATCAGTTTCATTACCTTCTAGTAATGCACCATCTGGATCTGCAATTAATGCTTCAACAGTTTCTCTAGCTGACTTTTCTGTTAGACCTTCATTATTTTTTACTAATAACTCAGCTAACTTATCTTGTAGTTCTGCATTTTCAGAAATCTCATATAAAGCTACTAATCTTGGAAAATAATTAACAATTTTTTTGTTGTTAAAAATCTTACCTAAATCTTGTCTATCATAGAAATCAGATAGCCACTCTCTTACTTGTCTTGCTTTATCACTAAGTTCTTCATTAGATTTTGTATTATCTTCTACCTCTAACAAGATAGCTTCGGCTTCTGGAGTAATTTGCGCAACATCATCTAGTTCTAAGATAGCACTAAGTTTATTGACTTCTGCATTTGCTAATACAATGTTAGCTGTTAGTAAACCAGTAGCACCTTTACTTTGACTAGGTGTATAAAATATATCTGCAAGTTTCTTTCCAATACCTTTATCTTTTCCAAGGCTTCTAAGAAAGTTATCTGCAGGATAAAAAATCTTCTTCAATACTCTAGGAGCAGAAGTAGGGTCATTTAATAACTCAGTAGCAGTTCTTTTTAAAGACTGTAAAAGACTTCTATTAGCAGCAGATTGCAAAGTATTAGGAACAGCCCCATCAATCATAGCCCTTGCATACCGTTTTTGTTCATAACTAGCTGGACTACGTACAGGGTCTTTGACTCCATCTTTATATGACTTAACAACATTTTGTATGTAGTCATTGAAGTCAGGGTTTTGTTGAAATCTACCAAACACTTCTGCTTTTACTGCAGCAAATGCTTGTCTAATTTTATCTGCTATTCTTTTAAAGTAAGACTCTACTCCATTTTTAGCTTTTACATTTTGTTTTCTAAGTTCACTAAATAAGTAAGAAGCTACTTTATCGGAATACCATTCTTCATATGCATGTTCATTACCTTCTTGGTATAACTCTGGAGCTCCTTCTTTATTTCTATCAGTTAAAAATGCTTGATATAACCTGTCACCCATTGGGCTATCTAAAGAGTTATCTAACTCTTGTTGGAAAACAGCATGTCCAAACTCGTGGGCAATACCAATCATTGCTAACCCTTGTTCTACTTTTCCAGGATTAGGACTAATTTTTACTAAAATAATATTTTCATTTCCAAACGAAATGAACCTAGCTCTATCATTAGAGTTATTTAAAATATTTTGTTGTGCTTTTATAAAGTTAAGATTCGGTATGACACTTTTTGTTAAAGGTAATACCTCATCAAAATTTACATCAGAAGGGAAAATTCTTATTTTCTTTTTTAACTTAAAGTTGTTTTTAACAATATTAGAAATCCTATTAACAAACTGAGTATCTCCAAGTCTTTGTGCTAAAGATGGGAAAATATCTACAGGTTTTGGTGATTGTGTTCTACGTTCTGGGCTACCTAATTCATAAAAAGTAGCTGCTTTATATTCAGCAGTTCTTTCTTGTTCAGGTGTAGCTTCAGCAAAGTCACCAGTGTCTTGTTCAAAAAACTCTCCTTGATCAAACCTAGAAGGTGTCATAATTTTTTGTTGAGGATCAGGTATGTTTGGATTTATCTCATTCTCAACAAAAGTTTCTAACTGTTCTAAAGTTTCAATATTATTAAATTCTTCTTGTAGTCCTTCTTGTTCTACAATTCCTGACTCTTGAACTTGTGATTTAAGACTATTGAAGTCAGATTCTTGATTACCCCTAAATGGTGTTACACCCCTGCTTCCTGGTTGCAGTTGTTTGTAAGAATAATTTTGAGCACCAACTCTATACACAACAGCGTTAGACCTACTAAAATCTAAATTAAACTGTTCCTGTCCAGGGAACTGAAGTTCATATCCTTGTTCTAAAAGTTCAGCATATATAGTATTGAACCCTTCTTGAGCAGACTGTAAATCACTAGCTCCTTGTGTAGCTTCGCCTAATCTTGTATTTATTCTTCTACCTAAGATAGTTAAAGCTGGCATGTAAACAGGTCTAAACTGATTAGATCCAGGTGTTTTTATTTTCCAACCTGTAGGGCTTTGTCCTTTGAAAACTCTAGAGTCTTCAGTTTCTATAGCTTCTGTTACAACTGTTGGTATACCTAAACCTACTTCTACTTGACCATCAGTAGTGTTTAGTCTTTTTATTTCATACCTTACATTTTCTGCCGCAGAATCTATTGGTTGTATAACATAAATGTTATTTGGATTAGCTTTTGAAAAGTTTGTGTATGCTCTTAACAAAGCATCAGAATAAAAACCACGTTCTAAATCTCTGTTCATTTGATCAGAGTATCTAGTAAATGGTGGGAAATAAGACTGAGCTTCTGTTTGAACTTCGGCATCTCTTGACGCACCCCTTGCCCAACCATCTCCTTTCTGTACTCCAGAAACAATATCTCTAGCACTGGTTTGGGCTTGTCTTATACCGGGCTCGTTCTCTGCAATATTAGGAACTTCAAATTGAAATTCTTGCAAAGCTTCTTGTTGTGCTAGTTCTTCTGCGCCATCATCCTGAACTATTTCTCCTTCATCATCTAACTCAAATTCACCTGATCCTCTAGCTATAGGGTCTTGGTTTCTTCTAGATAAGTGATCATCTAAATCAACAGTTAAAGGTTCGGTGTCAGGAAAAAGAGCTCTAGCTTTGTTTCTTACTAAATTTTCTTGTTGTTCATTAGTAGACTGATACCAAATAGCATTCCCATTTTCATCTCTAACTTCTACAACTCTATCTGCATCAGGTAATCTGCCATGCTCATACCCTAAAATATCAACTAATACATTATCTAAAGCATCAGTGTTATATAAATTATCATCAGTAACTTGTTTAAAATTATCTACTTTATTTTGATTTAGACTAAATAGAACTCCTGCAGACTCTGGCCCATTAGCAGCCGCAGAATGTTGTGGTATTTGTTGTAATTGTTCTCTTAATTCAGGATTAGCATTTACTACACGCCCTAACGCTTCTAAGCTATCAGGGGAAACAAAAACAGAATCTTTATTATTGTTAGGATTCAACATAGATTCAAGCTGTGCCTTAAGCCAAACTTCTGGCTCTGCTGCTCGCCCATATCTTTCTTTTAAAAGATCATTATATTGTTCTGCTTCATACCCTTGTTTTACAGCTTCTCTAGCATTTTCTACAATATTATTACCAGTAACCGCGTTAAGACCACCTGCTATAGTCCCACCAGCAGCACCAATACCAACACCTCCAAAAAACCCAGCAAATAAAGCTTGTGCCCTATCTAAATTAGCTTGAGCTTGTTTGTACTGTTCATCAATACCAAATCTTTGTTGAATATTTATTTCTTCTTGCAATCCTTCAGTAATACCTTCAACAACACCTGTCCTACCAGCACCTTCTCCTATAGCTCCTAGAATACGTTTATGTACCGGACCTGTACCTTTTTGTTTTAGGATACCACTCAGGCCCTTAAATACTAAAGCCTCTGCTCCAACACCAATAGCTGCAAAAGGGACCCCAATTGCACTTGCTCTAAATGCTGAAACTGGGTCAATCATATCTTGATCAGCATATGTGCCAAAAGATATACCAGCGCCTTGTGGGTATTCTTGAGCAACTGCTCCTGCTACTGCTCCAACTTTTGCAGCGCTGCCAAGTCTCATTTGTTTATGAGCTTGATACGCACCATTTAACAAGTCTTCTTCATCAGGTTTTAGAGCATGCCCTTTCATTTTCTTTGCATAAACTCTTCTAACTTCTTTTTTAGCTACGTTATTAACTAAACCTTTTGTGACTCCAGTAAGTCCAGCTACTGCAACTCCAGCACCAGCACCAGAAATAGCAGCTCCAATACTAGCAAGAGCGGAAGGAGCAAATTGACCAGTAGCACTAGCTACTTGCCCAATGAAACCACCAAATGTAGGATTTTCTAAAAACTCATCAAACTGCTCGACACCTTGCATTTCAATAGCGCCTTGAGCTTCTAAGTATTCTGCTTCTTTTAAGTTTTCAGCTAAATCTTTTTGGTCTCCAATAATAGAGTTGCCTATGCCTTTGAAGTATTCAAGATTTGCTGCTAAATTGTAAGCGCCAGAACTGACACCTTTTGAAAAAATCTCTACAGGATCGGTGGTATCTGCACCAATATTTTCTAAATTCTCTTTATAAGTAGGATCTACGTTAGGTTCATCACCTAGTAGTTGTTTGAAATAAGGGTCAACTTTTGCCACACGAACTAGCTCCCAGTCCTTGCAATGATGTAATTAGCTGCTTCTGCACTACCTGTCATTCTTATAAAGTCTGAATAACTAATACTTTCTTCAGCTTCATTTCTATTGCCTTTAGTATTTAAGTTTGTAAAGGTAACACTTTCTGGTTGACCTTGGGCATTTCTTTTAACCCTTAAACTCTCAAAACCTGTACTAATAGTGTCTGCATTAGAACTACTTCTAGCTATCCAATCTAAGAACCAGTCTTTCCAATTTTCAGAACCTAAACGATCAGCTTCATGTCTCATACGTTCTATAACCATCAAATCATACATTTCTAATTCTTTTCTATCGGCAGTGTTATTTCTAACTTTGTCTAACATTTGAATACCAGCTACTTTCATTTGGCTTATATAATCATCATTTCCAAAGTCTCTTTCTCCATCAACAATTCCAGCACTAAACGCAGTTTTCAGATCATCAAATATGTCAGCATCATCTGCAATTTCTTGAGCTAATCTTTGTCTACTTACTGATAAGTTTCCTGCAGCAATATTAGTCCTACGTACATCATCACCAGTAACATTTGGATTGCCTGTCTCTGCTTCATTTATAAATTGACCATATATTGCTTGAGAAAGTTTTGCGTCTTTCTGTCCTTGCTCATTAACAATAGACCAAGCAATTATAGTAGCCGCAGATCTATAGTTAGCTTCAGAAATAACACCATCTTGTTTCAATTTAACTAAATCTGCTTTCTTCTTAACATTGTATTGATCTAATAATTTTTTAACTTCCTCTACTTTTTCAGGTGGTAAGTTATTTAAGAAGGATTGATTATTTGGATTTGCAAACCATTTAGTAGCACCTTCTGGATCAGTTGGTATTTGCATAACTTTAGCAACTGAATCTTGGTCAAATACTGCTGTTTGTTCTTGCATTTCTCCACCAGTGCCTCTAATTGCATTAACAGCAGCCATACCCCCACCTACTGCAGTAGAAGTAACACCTGCTCTAGTAGGATCGAACATCCTACCTCTTGTGAAATCATCTGTATATCCCATAGATTTAGCAGCATCACCCATTTGTTGGTTTCTATTAACTCTTGTACCTGTACGTGGTTTGGTAACAGACTTAACAGCAAGATTTTTAGCGCCCGTTAATAATTTAGGAGCAAATTTAATTGCACCTAATCCCGCTTTAACTGCGCCACCTGCAGCCCATCCGACTCCAGGTATAAGAAGTAATCCATTCGAAACAAGTAGAGCCTTGTCTACAGTGCTTAATCCAGACCACCATTCACCCCAAGACTTTTGATCCTCTTCAGAAAGATCTTCAACAGATTGCATTTCAGATTCAGGAACAGCCGCTCCTGTTTGTTGCACTAAATTCTTAGTATCAACTGATGCTCCTTGGCCTAGTTCACTTAATCTAGCATTTATTTCTGCAGCTCTAGCATCATCTGTGTATTTCTTTCCAGTACGAGCTTGTGCCCTAATTGGCCTTTCTATACGTTTAAGCTCATTCTTTAGAGAAATTATTTCTTCTTGTACAGCAGAGTCTACTTCTGGAGCTGCTTGATCTTGAGTGGCAGGTTGTTGACCTGTAGCAATATTTGAATCTTCTAACCCAGTAGGTTGAGAGCCACGACTCGGATCAATTTGTTTTAATTGTTCATTTAACTCGCTTAGCCCAGATATTAAGCTATCTGGAGCGACTTGCTCATCTGTAATCATTTGTGAAGCAATCTGTTTTATCTGATTCCCTGCGTTTGATTGAATTAAATCAGATCTCCACTGTCCAACCGCTCTACCAGAAATACCATTTCTAGCAATACTAGAATCAAATAGAGATTCAGCTAATAATTCATAAGCAGATTGATCTAAAATTGCAGGAGTATCATCACCATCTGTAGATCTATTTAAAGTAACAGGTTTTATTTCTCCATCTTTAGTTTCAATTTCTAATATAAAACCTTTAGACCCATCTGGATTTGTTATTTGTCTTGGTTTACTTACAAACTTACCAGTAACTTCATTACCATTTTCATCATAGTAAGCTCTACCCCTGTTATTCCTATTCATTAACTCTAAATAAGATTGAGTAGAAACTTGATTATGTAGCTTTTCTAAATTTACTTTAGTTTCGCCTGCTTCCCCTTGAGTAAAAACTCCATTAGTTATGAACTGGTTATTTATATTTTCCCCAACTTGTTGGCTCCCTTGTCTAGCAAGAGCTAACCTCTGCTCTTTTCTTAAAGCAGATTCACTAGCAGACCCAAGTCCACTTAAAAATATATCTCCTACATTACTTATAGCCATATTTTTCTCTTATATCGCAAACGCTAAAATAGCGGCTGCTCCTAAAGAACCAGCTAGTCCCATCATTTGAGATCTATGTGCTGCTTTAGCATTTCTGTATGCTGATTCTTTTCTAGCTGCCATAGCCGATGCATCTCCTAATCCTTGTAAAGCATTTCTGTTAACACCTTGTCCGATATTAATTAAATCGGCAAGTGTTGCTTGATTTACTTCTCTTTGAGCTATTCTAGCATTATTTAACATGCCAGCTTGGTTAGTAGCTCCACCTAGAGATAATGCTTTTGCTTGTTCTTGTCTTTGTACAGCCGTTAGCCCAGCCCCACCATATCTTTCTATATTTCTTTGTTGTATTTCTTTAGCTATTCTATTTTGTTCAGCTGAGTCAACTTCAGCCCTATCAATTAAACTAGTGTCATTTCTAGAATCTATTAGCCTTTCTTCAAAATCTCTGTAGTCTCTTACATAATCTTCGTAATCACTACGCGTAATGTCTGCGTAAACTTGTTCAGGATCTTCAACATTAGGTAGCTGTGCTGTACTAAATCTAGCATTTCCGCCATAGCCATATGGAGAGTTATACCCTCGCATTAATCCATTCATGATTGCGCCTTCACTAACCACTTCTGAGTTCTCCTGTAACTGGATCATAATTTCCAAGAGAGCCAACTCTAAATCTACCTCTTAGCCCGCCTACGCCACCATCGGCCGCCATAGCAGTATCTAATCCTGCAGGTGTAAAGAAACTACCCCCACCCTGCGTATTCTGCAGACCTTGACCAACAGCAGTTCCTGCTAATTTTAAACCAGCGGCAAATCTTGCATCACGTTCTTGTTGTCTAGCTTTTGCAAATTCTAAATCTTTAGTAGATTGAATTTGTGCAGCTCTAGATAAACCAGTTGTAGCATCTGCAGCTTGACCTCTAGCAGTTCCTAATACGCCAACTTGACGTTGTCTTTTTGCTTGTAACGCTTGAAAGTCAGCTTGTGCTTGTTGTGAACCTGCGGCTGAAGCTAAGTTAGCTGCGGAATCCACAGATCTAGCGGCTTGTATACTAGGTCTAGAAGTTAAAGTCTGCATAGTATCTGCTTGTGCTCTACCTTTTGCAGTAGCAGAAAAATCTTCTTTGTCCGCAAGATCGCGCATTTCACGCAACAACGGACCATATTTTTGATCAAAGTAATCCTTCTCAGCTTTTGAAACAGCTGCTTGAGTTTTTTCCGCCTCACTTGGCTTGTAATCTTGTTGTTTTGGTTTATTGCTCATCTATCTTCTTTGTATATACTCTAGTATTTAAATTAAACCCTTGCATAATTGCATACTCTTCCATTTCTGGAACAGAGGATCTAGCCTCAATAAATTTACAACCTGCATTACGTGCAAGCTCTTCAAACCATTGTACATGTTTAATCCAATTATGTTTACCAGTTTCGTGTACATAAGCTATCCAAATTAATAGTGTTTTATCACTAGTAAAAGGGTCTACCTCTGTGGTTAAAACCAAAAATCCTATTGGGGATGTAAACAGTTGAGCTCTACCATTGACGCATTCACTATATACATCCTCTGGTATAAAAGTTAGATTTGGATCTGCATCTATAATTGATTCGATCCCTTTTCGTATCTCACCCCAGCATTGTCTTATATCTGCAATTTGAGGTTCGATAAACCCCTCCTGGTTAATAATCAATCTCCTTGCCGTACCTTCTATACCTCTTTCTTGGATTTAATCCAACTCCTTTATATTTAACTAGCCTTCTTACTCCAAGATCCCCACCTCTAGCTCTTGCCTCTGCTTCTTTAACCTGTTCATCAAAAAGGTTTCTGTAATCAGCAGCTGCGCTAGGGTTACTCCATTCTCTAGCGGGTATTCTTAAGAGTCTCCATAGGGCTCCAAATATAATTCCATCTCTATAATCTGTTGAAAAATCTGTATCAATGTTGTTTGAAGATCGTGTAGGTTTAAGAGCTACACTAACTCTAAATCCATTGGTTCTAGTTACGTTAGGGACAGGTGCGACATAAAACATGTCTGGGTTTTGTTGTAAGAAAACTTCTGGAATACCAGTTCGGTCACGCCAGTCAGGGTAATTTAGTTCTAAACTACGTGGGCTGGTGGGGTCCATGTCTTCACCATCATAAGTCATCCAGAGTATTTGATGTACATCAGTACCAGTGGGCTGGTCGAATTCATATTCGAACACTCCACTAATACTTGTAATAACATCTAACTCTACAACATACGCCTTAGACTTCTCACAAAGTTCAATCGTTGCTGCTCTTAAATTAGATTCTACAAGAGTGTCAGGACAACCGGGTACATAGGGTAGTACCTCTTTTACTAGCGAACTAAAACTCGCCATATTGTTATCCTCCTACATTCGGAACTGCTTTAGACCCCGCGTAGTCAAAATTTGGATTAGTTACATTTGACGCTGCAGTGCTTTGTCCTAAGCTATTGTTAAATAATGCATAGTGTTGATTTGATCTTTGAGCATTGCCTGCGTATTCAGCATCTTTTAAATATGCTTTGAATAAAACAAAATCAATTATGGCATTTGCAAAAGTATCATCAATATCTATTGTTGAAGATGTACTACTTAAATCAGTAGGAGATTTAGAAAACACAATCTCTACAAAAGCATTTCCAGAAACTCCTGGATATACATAAAAACTCCTAGGGTCATCTTGGTCAAAAATGTAATGTTTTACAGTTGTGCCATGTGCGGCATCTCCAGTAACTGTTGGATCATTCCAATCAGGTTCTTGAGTATTAAGAATATCTATATCTACAATACGAACTGCTCTACCACCTGTAGCACCACCAGAAGCATCAGACATATTTCTGGTTACTTTTATTAACCTTAATCCAGTTGTTGGTAATGTTTGTTTTGTACCAGTAACTAATTGAACATTTGATGTAGTAGCTGAAGCATCAGGTCTAAGATTAACGACTTCTCTTTGAGCATCGTTTATATAACGAAGCAGTTCTGCTTCTGGCCATCTTACACTTGTAGTATCTTGAAGAGTATCCTGTACTCTAGATATTATATTTGCTCCAGTAATTGTACCCATAACTATTTAACTTTCTTTTTAGCGACTGTTTTTTTCTTCGCGGGTGCTTTTGCTTTAGGTTGTTCTACTTTTGGTTCTTCATATTCTTTTGCACCATTCTGTAAACAAAGCACTCCAAAATCTTTACCTACTTCCTTAGGCTCGCCAGCTTTAAAATGTTCAGCATGGCCCCAAGTAGACGCGACATAACTATCTTGTTCGAATACTACTTTCATATTTTACTCCTTAATAAAAATACAGGTGACTAACGTCACGCTAGCCACCTGTAAAATGTTATCACAATTAGAATGCGACATCTAATCTTATAACACCAAAGTCTTCGTCCTGACCAGTTATGTCAGAATTGTACTTAGGCTTCTTAAGACCAAAAATCTTACCAATTGAAATACCGTTTTGGTTTCCATAGTCAAAAGTATCTTCGACTATTTCTGGAAGACCAATATCAGCCATTGCAAGTGATTGAGCACCGCAGAATAGACATGATGCATAATCAACATCAGCATTCGCACCACCTTTGTACCCAGCAGAACCAGCATTACTGCTTGATCCAGATGTAGCACCAGATGTGTTTGGTACGTGTCTAAACTCGTGAACCATAACACCGTCAACCATTAAGCTAGAAGATCCAGCAAATAGTTCGTTGTTAGGTCCTCTTATTCCAGCGCTTCTTACGTTTGATAAGAAGTCTGAATCGAGTTTAAGATCAGCCATTACTTGCGGAGTCACGAAGAAATGGAACATCTCTTCATTACCAGCACCTCTCATACCCCTAATGTACTGATCTTTAGCAAAAGCTTTTAGATCGACAATATGTCTGTACTTAAGTTTATCAGTAGCAGTAATAGATGTAACAGCACCAGCGGCAAGGTTATCACCACTGATTCTCTTGTGTCTGTTACTTGTTGGTGCAGTTACATCACTATTAAACGCAAGATCTCCAAGGTTCTGTCCTGAAGTAAGAACAGATCTTAAAGCACCATTGTTTTTATTGGTGTAAGCAATACCAGCAAGCGATAAGAACGCAAGTTGGTCTATCCTATCAGCCATTGCATAAGCAAGGGCATCCCTTGAATGCTCACGGAAATTTACAACTGATTTTTGATCCGCCAATCTACCAGAAAGTCTGTTAGCAAATCTTAATTGATCAAGCTGCACGACGATGTCGAAAGATCTTAGTGCCTCTTCATTTCCTTCTAAAGTGTTGTCCCCAACAATACCGTCTCCAGTCATGTCAGCAAGAAGTGTTAATACTGCTCTTGCTCCTTTCTCGGATTGAGTAAGTTCAGAAATTTCCTGAACCATTGAGTTAGGTCCGCTACCTGCGAATTGATTAATGAAGGACATATTTCTCGCAACACGCCAAAAATCACGAGACCAGATGGTGAGCTGTTCACTGGTCAACGCGCTAAAGTTTGTATTAGCCATTTATATACCTTTATAGTTAAAAGTTAACCAGTCGCTATATTCTGGGGCGACTTTTACCCGTCTACCCTTTGTCGTTGGGAAACGTTTACGTGATGGTGACGAACACGAGCTCGATCATGTTTTACGTCTTGATTGACGATAACGTTTTTTTACCTCTACGATGAGGGTTAAGTATCGTCTTAACGGACGTATGTATATAGTATACTATACTATCCGAAATCTCCACGCAATCTTCTCAAAGTTTCTTCTGGAAGAGCATCAAACTCTTTTTGAGATAATTTTGTAAGATCTATTGGTTTGTCGCCACGACTTGAGGCACCTTCGCCTTTCATTGCTGGAGGTTGAGATTGAGAAGCTTCAATTTTTTTAGTTACTTTTGCAGCTTGTTGCTTTTTATTTATCTCTGCAATCTTTGGATCAGGTGTTTTAACAGTCTCTACTTCCAACAATTCAGGCTTGTGCATAGTTAAAGTAGTGTTAACTGCTCTTTCTAACGCGTAAGGGCCTTCATAACCTTGTGCCATGAACGCATCTCTTAGTTCTAGCGCTTCTTTCAACACATCTGCGTCGTGTTCAGCACTATTTACGTCAAAAATAGGGTATTTTGCTTCAAGTTCTACTGCTTTTGCTTGAATTGCTTGTACTTCAGTAGATTGTTGAATGTTTTGAGTAGTAGATTGCTGTACTTCAAACATAATTTGCTCTTTTTCAGCTGTCCTAATCTCATTTCTTAATGCAGTAGCCTTTTCAGTCTCTCCATCTAGTACTAATTGTTGGTATTCAGCCTCTTTTGACGCAAAATCATACTCTGGAGCCTCTGAAGCAGCTTCAGTTTTAGCTTGATTGAGTTCATCTAGCTGTTTTTGTAATGCTTTTTGTTTTGCTAACACTTCATCTAACCTAGATTTAGGCACCATAGGTGCTTTTTGTTTATCTAATCCAGTAGATTCTTCTTGAATTGGTTGTACATCTTCCTGTACAGCTCCTTCGTCCTCTGTTTCCACTGTTGCTTCTGTTGCACTTTCTTCACTCTCCACTGTTTCTGTTTCTTCTTGCTCTGCAGATTCCGTTTCTGGTTCTTCTGATGGAGTTTCATCCTCAGCCTTGAGTTCTTCTTGTGAGATTTCTTCAATTTCTTGTTCCTCCGGAAATACTACTTCTTCATCATCCGTTTTCGGATCATCTGAAAAATCTAAATCAACTGTAAATGAGTCTGTAGCCTGAGGGGCTTTTGCATCCCCGCCTGGCATCTTATCAAATACAATAGTTTCCTCGGACGTAGCTTCCGCTTTCTTACTTTTAGCCATATTAACCTCCTATTATTTAGACTTTGGCTTCATTGCTGCAGTTGCTAACCTAGCCGCTGCTGCTGTATCACTTTGGTTCTTCCTCATTTCATTAGTCATTGAGGATAACCTTTCACGTAAATCAAGTTCTTCACGTTTAGTTTGAATTTTACTTTGTAATTCTGCAATCTTCAACTGTGGATCTACTTCAGCAGATTGTGCTTTAGCCATATTAAGTTCAGCTTCTGATTGTAATCTAGTTACCTCAGCTTCTAACTTAGCGATCTCAAGTTGTGTTTGTCTAATTTGTGCTTCCATCTGGAACTGTTGTAACTGAATCTGTTGTTCAGTAGGCTCGCCAGTTCCTTGAGCTTTTCTAATCCTATCTGCAATAAGTCCTTTTTGTGATAAGTGTGAATATTCAACAACCATATCATCTGGTATTGGTACACCAGCTGATCTAAGTTGTATAACTTCTGCAAACTGAACTTCATCAAATGTGTCTCTAGCTGGCATGGTATCTACAACTACATCATATTCCCCTAATGTTAAATCATTAACAATATAACCTTCAGGTGTCATTACGTTAATTGCTACTGGCACACTTGGTTTGTAAGGGTCTGATTCATCTGTAATCTGAATAATTCTTTCTTCTGTGTAATATTGTTGAACAAGCTGTAATACTTTTTCTGCAAGATATTGTCTAGTTTTTGTTAAGTTATCTAAAGGTACTTGAATCATCAAGATACCTCTGTTCTGTTTCTGTTGAATAGCAACACCTGACACTTCAGGAGAATCAGTACCCAACATAGAATCAGAAACCCCACTAATTTGTTTTATGTTCAACGCGGCTTTTTGTCCTAACCTATCAAGGCCGGTGGGAATCTGGTTAGGTGGTATTTTACCAGGGGGAGTGGATCCTCGATTGTACTCGAGCACCAAACCAGTTTCCGCACCGTGTTCTTCCAAGTCATCTGCAGTCATTCCGGTAAGAGAACCTGACTCTACAATCCATCCACTATTGGCAGTGGTATTGACTATGTGTAGCTCTTGGGAAGAAATTTTATTTAATTGCTCTTGGGGAGATATTAAATTTCGGACCATACCAAAAGGTCTACCCCTTCTGAAATATGGAAAATACGGTACTAAGGTAAAATGTTTATATGGTGACCAGTCATCGAACAATACTACTCTGTCCGCGGTGACTGTCCAACGAACCTTTCGGACTTTTTTAGAAACAATATGTAGTCCAAACTCATCAGCAAATTCTTCTTTCTTTTTTTTGCTCCAATCATATGGGACTTGTCTTTCATCACCAGTCACTGGATCAACATAAAACATACAATCTTTAAGTTGATAATATTGTCTTTCTATAACTCTAATTGATCTTACAATCCTGGCCTCTTCTGGATTGTGTGCGTAATTACTCGAATACTCATGTTCTTCAGTATCACCATATCTTTGTTCTTGGTATTCCATGGAATCAGTTCCATAAGAAGTACCCATCTCTGAAATAACTCTTAATCTGTCAGCTCTGTCTTGACCATATTGTTCTTCAATCTCATCAAGGCTCATCCACTTAGTTTCAAAAATTTCATTCCAGTTACGTGGATCGTAGTCCTTAGCATCTGGATCAATAATAATATCTAAAGGATCTTTAGCCGTGATTCGTACTTCGCCTTTATAGTTATCTGAAAAATCTACACGTACATCGAACCAGCCACGATCTTGTATAAG